GGTGTTGGATGTCTGTGGAGTGACCTCAATATTCTATTAACACTGTCACTTCCGATAATTAAACCATTTGTTATGGAAGTCATCATCGGCGCAGTCATACTTATAAAAGAGGTAATTGATCCTATACAATTAATTTGCAAGCTTGCAGCATACGGAATTCCAATAGATAATCCTCCAAGCACAGTAACAAATCCATCTCGACCCGCAGTTACACCAGTTCCTGCATCAACTCTGGTTTTTGATGTTATTATTTTTGCCATTATTAGACCCGAAACATCCAAATCACCTTTGAGTTTGATTCTTCCTGTTTCTACCTTAAAGGTATGTAAAGGAGTTGTTCCTGCAATTAACCTTACATCACCAAGGCCTGTAATTGTAGTAAGACCATTTATTGTTTGGTTGTAATTGCCTTTGATATGTTGAGTATAATTACCATCAATCATTTCATGTTTATCACCGGTAACATGCATATTAACATCACCATAAACGGTAATATTCAATTTTTTGGCATTATTGCCATCATCAACACCAATGGCAATATTATGGTCACCTAGTGTAATTGTGTATCCATCACCAACAATTTTGTGTACCTGGTCACCATTAGGATGCATTTCCAAGAAAGTTCCTAATCTATGTTGTAAACGAATACGCTCTCTTGTAGGTGTATCGTCCATCTCAAAAGAATGTCCGCCTATGGTTTGTGTAATATTATTGTAAGGATATACTGGTGGATTATCTAACGTTGCAGCTGATTCTGGTTCACTCCATGCAGCTATAAAATCTGGTTTAGGTTGAACAGTCGTATTATCACCAGATGAAGATACTGATGTTTTTGTTATCTGAGTTATTATACTAGATTGTGTTGTGGTTATGTCTGGTGGTGTGTCTGCCATTATAATATTCCCTTTACGGACTGGTTCCTAAACTTACTGAATTTGCTGTTATTTCAGTATAAGTTTTTGTTATAGTATCTAGGTGTTCTTGAAACGCACCAGAAACAGTTGTTGGATCGGTATCACTTAGTGCGGCCACAACACCAGCTGGAATATCAGAAGATGTTTGTGTCGTTTTTGCAGCATCCATAAGTTGGTTACCAGCTGCTGTGAATTCGGAAGCAATACTGTTCAGTTGTGCTTTTGATAGATTTCCTATTTGTTCTGGTATTGATTTTATAGTATTTGCTGCTGTATTTAATGCTGCTTTAAAGTTATTAATACACTGCTGTAACATAGCTTTAAATTTATCAGGTAGTGAGTTAATCCATGCAATCAATTGTTGTATTTGTTGTATAAAAAATACCCATGTCAAAACAATTTCAACTGCTTCAGCAATTTCTTTTATAAGTTCATTGATATCTAATACTATACTTTTACCCAAAGACCAATAATAAGAAAACACACCACTTGGATCAAATGATATCACCTCAAGTATTGCATCAATAACTGCTCTTATAGCATCCATGGCCTTTTTGACCAAGCTACGAAGCATATTTGTTGCATTCATTTTTGCATTTTTAATTGCATTTGTGATTGCAGTTATTGGATTTGTAAGACCAAGTAATAAATCAAAATCAAAATTAAAGATAAATTTGAAGTCACAAGCGTGAGCCAAATTATTGTTTAACAAATCTATGGCCGAACCTGGTAAAAAACCTCTGGCCAATTGTGGTGTTGTTTGTACTCCACTTTTGTTTGATAATTGTGAAAATGGTGAATTTGGCGGAAGTGTTTCTACATATCTAAAATTAATTAATTCATAACTGCCCAAATTTACTGATGTTTCTTTTGTCATTTGCATGATTATACTCCGGAAGCTGTGGAAGTACCATAAGGATTTGTTTCAGCCGCATATGCAGGAAGAACACCCATCATTATGGGAAACTGGCCAGACGAACCGTCCATAAAGAATCCTACTACCCAATCTTGTAACTCAGGTACAGAGAATGTGTTGCGAGCATTTAGTGGTAATATAGGCACGGCCCATGGTAAATCCTCAATTGGTATTGTCATTTCTGGAGAATTGGTGCCATCTGTGTGCCATCCAAATATACGAACTTGACATCGACCCAACCCAAGTGGATCCATTCTATTTTCTACTGTACCCATCCACCAAATAAAACCATCTGTTCCTAAAAAATTTTGCATTATAATATCATCCTTGAGGTGTACTTTCTTTAGCCAATTCCAAAACTGTTTGATAAGTTGTAGGTTGTCCTTGGAATAAATGCCTTACAGCGGTTACCAAATATTTACCTGAATATAATTTATCCATTCCCTTTTCACCAGTCAAAGATGGTAGATTGAAATTAACAACTTTTCCAGCAGTTACAAATGGATCACCAGGAATTCGAATTTTCACAACTGTATAGTTAGACAAAGAAAGTTGTGCTGTTCTATTGGGTACGAATGCTTCCAAGAATATATCTGGTGAAACAGCACCCCTAGGAATGTAAGATTTTAACTGTTGACCTGCATTAGATACACCCATTTTTAAACAGCCATTATATGCTTTGTTTTCAGTTACACCTAATCTGTTTTGTTCTGTTATCAAAGGACTGATAGGATTTAAAGTTGTTTTAATGTCATTTTTATAATCAAACACTGTTGAGGTAACTGTTCTTGTTAATGGATCCAAAGAAATCAATCTATTAGTAAATGTACCTGAACTTATTTCTCTTAATGTATCAAAGGCCTTTACGAACTGATAATCAAGTATAGAAATTACATCTTCTGATGCTGGTTCAAGTTCTGTTCTTATGTTCTGTTGTTGGTATTTGTAAGTTCTATAAACATTATCTTCATACATTGAAGCAAGTGATTTAAAAAAGAATCCATCTTTTGTTTGAAAGAACAACATATCTGCCAACTTTGTATTGCCATTACTTGCTCTCGGCCTAGCGTAATTTGACAACCAACTGATAGCTTCCAACGGTTTAATTGTTGGTAGAATTATATCATAAACTCCAATTGTTGGATATATTTTATTTCTTTTTTCTAGTGGTATTCCCAAACCAGTTTTCATAATATCATCTATCATCTCCGATATTTGCATACCTTTATATGATTTTGTCATCTTTGTTTGTTCGGATAAAACCAATTCTTCAGAACAAAAATACAATGTAATAAATTCTAAATAATGGTTACCAACTGGATCTCTCTTTGGTATTGAATATAATCTGAAAATCAAAGGACTATTTTGATAATCTTTTGTTTTACCAAAAGTGATGGTAATAAGTTCATTACCCATCAAATTTAATCCTTCTATAAGACCAACACCATCTTTAAGCTTCACATAACCAGACATTACAAAACTGTAAATGTCCTCAAATAATGACATATCCACCATCAAATAACTAATATCATAGTTTTTACCGGTACTTGATGTGATACTCAATTCCGTGATTGCTGCGTCTTGTGGGAAAAAATAGCCAGAACCTGGTGTCATATTATGTACCCATCAATTTACGAAATTCAACTTCAAGTCTGTCTGCATAATTTTTATTCAAAATCTTTATATTTCTTTTAGATTCATTTGAAAGGTATTCATATGCAAAATTATCTACAGCACTTTTTGTTATATCCACGATTACAGGTTCTGTATTTGTTATATATGTTTCGCTTGATGCATTTAAACTATTATAAGAATCTTCGTCTATAATGAATGTTTCGGTTGTGACTGTTCTTGTGGTGGTGCCTGTTTTGGTTACAATTTTTTCATAGTGATGTATTTCATTGATATGTGATTCACCATATTTTTTATTTAAATAATCATTAAAAACAGAACTTGTTAACGGCCAATCCCATTGTGGATCAAATGCTTGATTAGACATTAAAACAATCCAAAATTTCTCCATGTCATCATAATATTTGTGTGCAATAATTTCTGGTGTATCACCCTCTTGTATATCATAAGTATAGAAAATCAAAGGATCATTCAACATACTTGAAACAATATTAACTCTGGCTAACAGATTTGTAACTATTTGTGTTGATTGAGTATCACTAATAGCTAATTTTGGTAACATTTGAAAGTATTTCATTTTAGTATCCTGCCTCAATCGCTGTACTGTCGATAAGTTCAATTTCTTTGAAGTTTAAAGTTAAAGTTGTTTGAACTGGTGTACCATCATCAAATGTTGACCATGTGCCATTTGGTGCATAATTTACTCCAACCTCAGTCAAAACACATCTTTTCAATTGAGGTATGTTTAGATTTACTGAGTTGCCGTACATAAATTTTATTTCAAATACGCAAGGAGGTGTAAAGAAAAAACCTAATGATTTGGTAATTATTGTTGGTGCTGAATTTTTTCTAAAGGCCTTTATAATTTCTTTTATTTGTGTAGATTCTTCTTTTGAATATGGTGTAAGTGTAAAAGACATACTAAATGTTCTAAAATCTATACCTTCAAATAATACTTGTTCTTGTGGATTAAAAACATAACCCATTGAATTGAGAGCAACCCTCATTGCTGGGTTTTGTAAAGTTGATTGTACCATTGATGGAACTTTACCTAGATATGGAATTGAAGCAGCGGCCTCTAGTGCTCCTACTTGATTGTAATGAGCAGATTGAGAAAATTCAGCTGTGTCTGGCATGTATAAAGTTATTGTGTCTTTAACATCACCATATTTTGTTTTTCTAGCATTCAATGCTGCTTGTAATGTATTTGTAAATGCATCTGGACCACCAGAAATCACACTCTGTATACCTTC